CTCCAACTCTGTGACACCTTGCAGCGTCACGGTGGTGTGGAACTTCGACAGCTGTCTGGCGAGGTCACACATCGAGTTGGGGTCACCCCACCAGACGGTGGACATGTACTTGCGTCCGAGAAATTCCACACCAGGTTGCCCCTTGTTCACCTTGACTGCCTTCAAGATGAAGCCCATCTTTTCGGCGGCGGCTTCCAGCATCGCTACCTCGATGTCTCCAGTGACTCCGTCGTCGCCTGCAAACTGCGCCTTCTCGGTGAGGTTCTGCCATGCTTCGTCAGCCTGGACGTACGTACGATGTGGTCCGTGGTGACTAACCACGGTCATACGCCAAGCCATGTAGGCGACGAAGGCATTGAGGAATAGGTTCCATATTGCGGTTCCCATCTCACCGGAGATACGTGCAAAGTCAGCGTCGTACTTCGTGCCCCTAGAGCAACGGACCTTCTGATTGTACTGCGTCTTGTGGAGTTTCTCCAAGACAGTTAGGTACTCTGGTCCGAATGCGTGGATGAGCATCTTCCATTCGAGGAGACGAGCCACAGCCGTTACAGTCGCATCAAACCTGGTGTAGTCAGTATTAACCACATGGTCTGAGTTCTTGCAAACATTGGCTATGCCGGCGGCGACCTCAACTGGTGGTTTACCGAATCCGTAAAATGGTAGAGGCTTCGCGGCTTCATATAGTGCGTACATGAAACAGGCGATGTGCATCTTGGTGTTACCATCAAACGTACCGATCAAGCGAGGGTCGCCGGCCTTTTGCGTGGCCTCTTTCTTCAAGAATGCCGTTACGAAACCTCTGGGAGGCTCCACCTCCCCACGGTCAAGGATTAGACGTTGGGAGGCACGGTTTTGGCGTTCACGCACTTGTTCAAGGGTGAGTGGAACTAGAGACCCTTTCGGGATAGCTCTCTCAATGAACTCCTGCATGCAATCCATCATGAAGTACTCATATTTCTGGGCACTGGGTGGGCGCTTGTAGTCCTTGACCCTTGTCTTGACTGCATGTTCCTCATTGCCCTTGCTCTGGAGTGGTGCGTGAGCGCCGTTCACCAGTGGGCCCATGAAAGGAACGAGGCTAGGTTTGTCCTCAGGGTTGTACTTAGCGGGGTTGTGGTCGAAACTGATCACACCGTTTGCCACTGGGAAGACGGTTTCTACCTCAATTGGTTTCTCCTTAGTGATGGCGCGTAGCCAGGCTACCATTACGGAGGCTGATGCCTTCATCTCCATTAGCCCGTTCTCCTCAAAGAATTGCATCACTGACGGTTGACCAATCTTCACGGAAAGGGACTTCGCTATGTTTTCGAGCCCGTTATCATAGCGTGCTGGGAGGTATGCGCAAACATGTTGACCAGGCACTCCGGTGGTTGTGAACAAACCCTGTGGGGTCTGAACGTGGAACCTCGTGAAAGGTCCGCTCGGAGTGTGCTGGACCGGTCTGAACCTCCGTGGTCTCGTGCCCTCGAGTCCGTTAGCTAGAATGGCAGGGGGTCCATTCCAGCGTCCGGTGGGAGTCAGGAGCACTAGTGAGTGGTGGTCATCAACGCGGCGTTTGTCAACATTGAAGAATGCTACCTGGGTTGGAATACCACAGGTCGTACGGACGCACTTAAAGACGTCAGTCTCAAAGCTCCACAGCAGGTGAGTGTAGGTGGCTCCGCCTGATACGCGTGACACCAGCTCATTCCGCTCGTTGAAGGTGAAACTGACCTCTCCGAGATCGTCCGCTGCCTTCAACACCGTAAAGGTGAAGAGGAGCAAGGGCTTGAACTCATCGCTCAGGAAGGCCTCGAGATTCGTGATGTACGAATCCACATCCGTCATGTTGATGATGGTGTGCTCACTAGTTTTGAAAGGACGATACTCAGCGAGAACGTCCTTACCCCAAAAGAAGTGGCGGGAACCATTGCGATTAGCTCTCTGATCAGCAGGAGACATCTGGTAATGGAAGCCCTCCTTACCGCTGTTCCGGGCTACCTCTTCCATGAACCTCACAGCAGTAGCGCGAGCTGCTGCAGCGATTCCATGGGTGTGGTTCTGGTGCGGTGGGAGTGGCCTCATGATCTGTTTGTTGAATATTTCACGAAGAGAATTCGGCTCGGCTGCCGGCTTCTCCTTCGTAGCTGCTAAAGAACGCGAGACAAAGTCTTGTCTACAGCGTTCAAACCACATGAACGGTAGTCTGGTGATGAGTGTCACGAGTCCACCAGTGGCGCTGCTGCCAATAATTATGGCCGTCAAGAGTACCATGATTAATTTCACAGTAATTCTCGGTAATAACTGATTTGTCGATATCAGTCAGGATCGGAATTGCTAATTTATACTTAGCAGAGACTCT